GCTAGTGGAGATAATTATACTATAATATTAGAAGTAAGGTAAGTTATAAATATTAGTATATGACAGATTTAAACGAAAAATTATTAAGTGTAATAATAGGTAGCAAGAGTAAAGCTACTCTTGGAGAAGCCTTTCGTGAAGCTTTCTTATATAAGTTTCACAATGCAAAAGAGCAAGCTAAGATTAGTTACATTAAAAACAAAACTGTAAGAGAGCGTTATTCTGTAATAGTTAAAGATGTTAAAAAATTAAAAAAACAATTAAATGGTTATCCTGTAAAACAAGGTGACAAATTAACTGCTGTTGATAGAAATCTTAAAACAAATGTAAAAGCAAGTAAAGATAGAATATATGTTCTTGCAGGTTTAAGAGGATATCTTGAAGTAGATAAAGATGCCGTTCATGTAGTTAATGAAGGTCGTGAAAGATTTATATTAACTCTTTTAAAACAACACGGTGTTCACTATGCAAAATTTAGATATGGTGAAATTCATGTTTCAAGTTCTACTATTGCAAAAAAAGTAAAGAAAATTTTAGAGTTAGATACTGGTGTTGCTTATATACCTAATATACATTCTCCAGGATTGTCTTATACAGGTATGAATGACCAAAAATCAGTAAATGAATCACACGATTGTGACCAAACACATCCTGGTGTTACTCACGAAAAGTGGAAAAAATATCATAGTAAAACAAAACAAGAAGCAGTTGTTGATTGGAAAGCAGAAGCAAATGCAGCTGATATTGCTCAAAAGAAAATTGCAATAGATACAGTAAAAAATCCTGCTAAATCATTACTTGGTGGTCCAAGTGAAGAAGAATCAATAAAAGTTTTAAAAGGAAAATATCATTATACCGATGCACAAATTAAGAAATTAAAAGAAACAGTAAAAATAAAGACAGGAATGCCCGGGTTTTAAAGATATGAAACTAATAACAGAAAATATAGAAGATGTAGAATATATTACCGAAGAAACTAAAGAAGGTAAAAAAGTTTATAGTATTAGAGGCATCTTTATGCAAGCAGATGTCAAGAATCGTAATGGAAGAGTATATCCGAAAGAGATACTGACAAACGAAGTTATCCGATATAACAAAGAATTTATCAATAACAAAAGAGCTTTTGGCGAATTAGGACACCCTGAAGGTCCTGTTGTTAATCTTGAAAGAGTTTCACATATGATTAACAAATTATATCCAGATGGAAATAACTTTATAGGCGAAGCCAAAATACTCGACACACCTTATGGAAAAATTGTCAAGAATCTAATTGACGAAGGCGCTAAACTGATATAGTTGCAGATCCATCCGCTCCAAATGCCTTTGTAGAAGGTGTTATGGAAGGAAGAGAATGGGTTTGGAACAATGGAAACATAAAAGAGCAAGATATAAGTGCTCTTAAAGTGCAAATTGAGTCAGCAAAAAGAACTCAAAGAGATGATGTAAATGCTAGAGTATTTCAAGAATTTTTAAATAAAATTTAAAATAAAATAATTAATTATTATAAATAAGAGTAGTATGAAATAACTTATATGTTATTTTGTATTCGTTACTTAACGACTATAAGAGGAGATTATTCCATATGGCCGATACTAATACTGAAGCAAAAGAACAACTAAACGAGCAAGACTTAAAGACTATTACTGATGCTCCTAAAAAAGGTGCTGTTCCTGGAGAGAAATCTCATATCGAACAGGACTTTGACGATTTAGGCTCAGCTGTAGTTTCACCGGTTGATCCTCGTAAAGGGCCTTCTGATGCCAATAAAGACAATAAACCAGTCAAACAAGTAGTAAATGCTAAAGCATTACCTGGTCACCAAAAAGCAAATGATGATACAGAAGCCGGCGTTCAAAAGGCTGATGAACCATCAGATGAAGATGGTCCAGATAAAGCTAAAGTAAGAAAAACTACTAGTGAGGCTAAAACTGTTAAGAAAGAAGAAGAAAAACCTTCTAAAAAAGTTAAAGCTGACGGTGCTATTGATGAGAAAGAAGTTTCTGAAAAAATAGAACCTAAAGTAGATGAAAAAGATATTGATAAAAGAGTAAAAGACATTGATGTTAAAGAAGATGTTGCTGCTCTTGTAGATGGCGATTCCGACCTTTCTGATGAGTTTAAGCTAAAAGCAGCTACTATTTTTGAAAGTGCTGTTAAGGCTAAAGTGAAAGACGAAATTATTAGACTTGAAAAAGAGTATAATAAGAAGATTGATACTGAAACCTCTAAACTTAAAGAAGGTTTAGTAGAAAAAGTTGATTCTTACTTAAATTATGTGGTCGAGGAATGGATGAAAGAGAATGAGTTAGCAATTGAGCGCGGAATTAAAGGCGAAATTGCAGAAGATTTCATTTCAGGTCTCAAAAAACTTTTTGAGGACCATTATATTGATGTTCCTGACGAAAAATATAACATTTTGGAAGACCAAGCT